CTTCAGTATATGTCCTTGTTGCTTGTAATACTCCATTTTTATAAGCAATAAAGTTTGTATTTGTTTCTCTTGATTGAATATAATTACCTTTGGCATCAGCATTAGTATATGTTAATTCAGCAGCACCTCCAGCGGTATAATGAAAACCATAATAAGTGCCACCACCATTACTACCATATTTTACGGCCATAATCCAATTAGGACTTGGGCTACTTTGTCTATATCCAAATTCAGCATAGTTTCCTGAACTGGTAGTTCCAACATAAATTGAAGAGTGAGAAGCAATCCCTGCTGTTGAACCAATTTCAACATAAGGATTATATCCTGTATCACCATAAGCATTACTACCATTACCTGTTGAACCACTTACATCGTGGGTCATTCCACCAAACCAAGTAATATCAAATGATTTATTTAATTTTGCTTCAATTGCGTGTGATGATGCTGTCCCTCCAACATAAGGATACATCGCATATATTTTTGTGTATAGACCATTACTCTTAAGGTCTGTAAATAATGTATCAACTGCTGCTTCTATTGTGGCATCTGTTGTTCCACCTGAAGCAACCACATCAGCCAAGTATGCTGCGGCATCAGGGTCTAAAGATGGAGTTGAAGTGGTTGGAGTTGGAGTTGGGGTGATACTTGAAGTAGGAGTGGGTGTATTACTACTGGTAGGGGTTGGTGTTTGAGTTAAAGTGGGAGTTATACTCGGAGTTGGAGTAATACTACTCGTGGGGGTCGGCGTTGGACTTGGCGCAATACAACTTGGTATATTCTCCAATTCATAAGTTCCTTGATTTATAAGACCTGATTGATAATTACCAGTTGAGGGGAATAAATGAGTTGAATTATATGTTGGATATGCTACTATTTTTGCTGTTGTAAAACTACTATATGTATTTCCACAGGACGCATTAAAGGAACTATCGTATTTTGTTATTCTTAATTCAGTTATTCTCTCAACAATATCATCAACAACACCCATTATAAATGTATTAACACCATCATTATAGAAATATAACGCTTGAGATATTGGGTTTGTATCATCACAAATAACATCAATATCAGGAACTCTACTATCATAACTTATATATCCATATCCAATAAAAGTATAAAGTCCTGAATAATCAGTAGTAGCCCTATCGGTTGTTATATAAACACAGGGTGAAGCCCCCACTTGAACCGAACAAGCAACGGGCACTCCTTCATAATTTAAATCTATTGTATATTCCCCATTAAAGTTTTCAGTTTCAATAGTATAAGGTATAGTTTGAGAACCATAACTTATACTACCACCTGAATAGGGGTAAAAGGTTATATCACCTGTATAACCATTAAAATTACTACTTGTGATTGTTATTTGAGACATATTATATTATTATGTTGTTCTTACTTTTAATGCTCCGTTGTCGTGATACATACCGCCGAGTGGAACTCCTGCTGCCGCTGCCGCTGTATCTCCACTATAATTTAATGAAGCGTAATTACCAATAGTTAAAGTTGGAACAATAACTTCGTCATCGTGATTAGATGTAAAACCACTACCACCAAGTATAACACTTCTGGCATGTGTATTTATAATATTTGTATCACCTCCAATTATTGCTGAATTATTTACTTCAGATGAGTTAAGAATATCATTATTTATTCCGCCACCAATAAATGCGTTATTAGCATTAGTAATATAATTCGTAGTTCCACCAACAATACTATTACCTACTTGGTTATAAGCGTTAATCCAATTATCATTACCACTAATAAAACCATGCTGGGTTCTTAAATTATTACTAAATCCACCAGCAATAACACTATCACTTTTTGTTATAGCATTACTATTTCCACCTAAAATTGCGATATTAGTTTGTTCGTTCTGGTTATTATTTCCTCCACCAAAAAAGTTATTACCACCATAACCAATACTATTATTATCACCACCAACCATAGCGGAATTATCACTCTGTCTTCCTAATCTATTACTGGTTCCACCTATCATAACGGAGTTATTACTACCCGTATTATTTTGTGCCGCCCAAAACTCATTTAAATAACCACCAATAAACACATTTCTATTTAAAGTTTGATTAGTAAATGTTCTGGTATTTATCGTATTACCTGAACCACCAGCAAAAAAGTTGTCGTTTATTGTTGTTTCATTTGATACATCACCATAAAGAATTGAATGTCCCTTATCTATCTGTATTATATTAGATGTGTTTTCAGTTGATGCTGAAAAGAATGATGAACCACCAGCAGCACCACTTAATAGTGTTGATACTTTTATTTTACTTGTTGTTGTCTCCCCACTATCAACTATAACAAGCAAGTCATTATCTGTCTTACCAGTTTGTTCGGGGAGTTGAGGGATTGTTTTATTCATTTTTTATATTGTTATTTATGTTAATCTTACTCTTAATTCTCCGTTGTTTTGATATACACCTCCTAACGGAACTCCTCCTACTCCTGCTGCGGTGTCTCCACTAAAGTTTAATATACTATAATTTCCTATCGTCATAGTTGGAACAATAACCTCGTTGTCGTGATTTGAGGTAAAACCACTACCACCGACAATTACACTATTTGTATGTCCTGATATGTAATTAGTATCTCCGCCGATAATAGCCGAATACATCGGGATTGTTGGAGTGCTTACAATATCATTATTTATACCACCACCGATGAAACATTCATTAGTATTTGCCATATAATTTGTAGTTCCACCAACAATACTATTACCATTTCTATTATAAGAGTTTATATAATTATCATTACCACTAATAAAACCAGAAGTCGTTCTTAAATAATTGGAAAAACCACCAAGAACTACAGAACGAGATGAACCAACAAAATTACTATTTCCACCTAAAATTGCTGCGTCTGCTTGAGCGATAGAATTATTTTCTCCTCCACCCAAAAAGTTATTAGAACCATAGTTAAGTGAATTATTAAAACCACCAACAAATGAAGTCCTATCACCTCCTCTATCTATATAATGACTTTCACCACCAATAAATGAAGCATCATTAGTTGTTGCTCCATTAGCATTAGTTCCAACAAGATTGTCTTTACCACCTATAAAAATATTTCTATTGAAATTATTGTTTAAATAGGTTTCAGCATCTATGGTATTTCCTGAACCACCCAAAAAGAAATTATCATTTATAAGTGGATTATTTGAGGGGTCATTAAAGAATATATTATGTCCCCTATCTGTCTGTAATACATTAGATGTATTTTCAGTTGTTGCGGTAAAAAAAGATGAACCACCAATACCTTCCAAAAGTGTTGATACTTTAATCTTACTCGTAGTCGTTTCACCACTATTAACTATTACAAGTAAATCATTATCTGTTTTACCTGTTTGTTCGGGGAGATTTGGTATTGTGGTATTAGCCATAATTTTTTATTATAATTCTATTATTTGAACTGAAAAACCTTTTGTTTCCAATTCTTCTTTTATCTTTTCATTTGAGAACATTAAAATATCACTACCATCAGTCGTTCTATCATAATCGTATCTATATTTTAGTGGAACGCTATATTCCAAAGGCCATTTACCTTCCATATAGTCGTTTTCACTTACCCAATATCCAACTTGGGTAAATACTCTTTTTCCTGAAGTATCTAATGATGGGTCAATTCTACAATAAGCGGAGTTAAGAACCACCCCACTATTTAATTCAATATTTCCTTGTATATTTAAAGCCATTTCTTCTTTTTAAAAAATTATTTATAGAGGGTAAAAATCAATATTATCCCCACCTTGAGTAATTAATTCGTCCAAGTTCTGTGCGAGGATATGGTATGTCTCAACTAATACATAGTCAAAATCACAAGGTGGGGGAACAGGAGGTGCGGGTGGAACTCCTGGAGCACCAACCCAACTCGCAACCCATCTTGCTTGTTTGTTTCCTGGAACAGGAGCCCCTCTTCGTGCTCCCATTAAAGGTTTTACCCCTGCGGGTATATATCTTTTACCATTCCATCTAATCATATTAAGGGGGTATATTTTAATAAAAGGAGTGAGGAGGGAACTACCCCTCACTCACACCTTTTTAGTTTAATTAAACCGCGTCAAAAGTAATACCACTAAAGACAGCGTCAATAGTTGTAGCAACTTCTATCTCTCTCGTAGCAGCAGGTTCTCCACCTGTCGCAGTCATAGTTGAACCATTAGCATCGGTAAAGGAAGCACCTGTGAATACCGAACCATCTGTAATAGTTAAACCATTAACTTCACCAGGGAACCAGTATCTTCCATTATTATCTTCAACAACCACGAAGAATTCTGGTTGTTTCGTCAATTCAAACCATGCCTTTCTCAAAGCATTATCGTATTTAGATAAGTTCAAAGTTAAAGTCGGTTGATAAACGATACTATTTGAAGTAGCATTTACAGCAATTGTCTCTTCAAATGAAGAAGACCCTTTAACGAGTTCAAACTTATACATTACACCCGAACCACTAATTGCTGTGATTTGGTCGTCAGCATCAGTAGTGATACTACTGATTGTATTTCCGGCATCACCCAAGATATATACCGACTTAATACCACCGATGGCAGCGTCTCTACACCCTAAAGTTAGTCCTGCGTCTATATAACAACTCATTTGTTTATTGTTTTATATTTTTAATTTATGTATATTATCCCAAATATACGAACTTGTCGGGTTCGTGGAGCCCACAACCGAAACCAACTTTTGTTAATGAAGCAACATTATCTTCAAATGGGTCATACTGAACTCTAACTTCCATACCATCGTCAGCAGCGACACCAACCAAGATGTTCTGTGTTGGGGCTAAAACGATTGTTGATGCTCCGTCCAACCCCTGTGTTGGAATTATAGCAATATTACTTCCTGGTAAGAACACGGTGGTTTCAGTTGATAAACCACTACTATCACCCAAAGTAAATAAGTTCATAGATGAACTATCAGCCAAGGCTGCGATGAAGGCTCTGTAGTCAGCGAAAGACAAGAAAATACCCAAGTCATCTCTTCTTTGGATAGAACTTGGGATATTCAATACCAAGTTGTTTAATTGTGTGATTGCGTTAGAAGCAGTCAAAGCGACATAAGTTCCACCTGAAACACCTGATGCTTTAACTTCAGCGGTAATACCACTAAATCCGCAAGATGTTCCCTTCCACAATTCAGTTTCCATAAAGTCAGCACTTCTGTTAGACAAGTCCTGAATGAATAACTCCTCAAATGGGATATTCTCTTGGAACAAAGAGTTAGTCAAAGCCTGAGCCAAGAAATACTCTCTCAACTCGTTTCCGCAGTTATTCATTCTTGCTGTTTTATAACAACCAACAATTTCCACTTGGGTAATATCAGTTGTTCCCGATGGGGTTAAACCACAATTTAAACCATCTTGCCAAACTGGGTCGTTTGCCATCACACCTACCTTCATAGATGTTCCCTTCATATTTGGGTAAATACGAGCGTATCTTGGAGTAGTAGCCCCCAATACACTCTTCAATAACATTTCGTCTCCACGCTCGTTAGACCACTTGTTGAGACCTGTTAAATCATACGAAAAATCTAATTTCTTTTTCATTTTATTATTAATTAAAATACTTTTTTAGTTGTTGAACTCTGTAATCTGCGAAGTTCTCCACAACTTGTTTATTGCTTTTTGCTTTATTTTTGATATTTTCAACCTCTGGTTCTTTTTTAAGAGTATCAATATCTTTATTAACTTTGGAGAACTCCTCCTCTGTCTGTGATGAGAAATCTTGGAATAAATCTAATACTTTAGATAATGCTTCTTTCATTTCACTAATCTCGTTTTTCAACTCAACTAATGAAGTGTCTTCACTCATTTCTTCTTCAATTTCTTTTTGTTCTACAACAACTTCAACCTCATCGGGGGCTTCTTCTTCAACTTCTTCTCTGTCTTCTCTAATTTCAACTACTTTACTTTCCTCGTCCAAAACGATTACCTCCCCTGATTGTAGGGTATGTTCGCCTGCCGGACCTGGAACCAAGTTGCCGTCATCTAAAACAACATAAAGAGTATCACCCAACTCTAACTTCTCACTATCTGTGTTGTTAGTAACTGGTGTCCCGTCAGCAAGTGATGAAGTGTAAAACTTTTCCTGTTTTGTATCAGTAAATTCAAGTCCTAATAGTTCCTTGATTTTACCGATTGCTTCTGTTGGTTTTAACATTTTCACTTTGTGTTTTTAAGAATGTTTATGATTTTATTATATAAATATTCGTCTTTTGAGAAAGATTGAGTTATTAACTCAAATTCTCCCTCAACAGACAAGCCTTTAACTTTTCCTGTTTTGATTTGATTTTCCCATACATCATCATTTTTAACTTTGTATCCTACCATCCAGGAACCTATGGGAACATCTTTTTTTGTGTATCCTAATGAATACGCTTTATCTTTTTCATCTATGATTATCCAACTTTCAACCATATAAATATCGTCAAACTTTTTGTCGGTATGTTCCAAGTTGGTATAATTTACTCTCTTTTCCATTAAGAACTTATGAGCGATTTTTTCTATTGTCTCTTTGGTGAAATATACCCAATATTCATCTCGTCCATCAAACCTTCTAATTAACCTATCAGGCAACATTGCGGGGGAATAAATCATTCTCTTTTCTTCGTCCTTCTTGAACTCAAATTGTTCTTTGAACTCTTGTTTATTCTCCTTATATTTACAAGTTCTATAGTATGTCTTTCCGTCCTTATTAACCATATCTATTTCACCCTTACAACCCATCATTTCACTCTTCCATTCCGCCATCTCTTGGTTTTCATATACAGGTAATCCGTATTCATAAAAGACTGGCATGTCTTCAGGTTTTTCTTGTTTTGAATATGCGACCTTTTGATTAACTCTACCTGCCGCTCCGGGTGCGTTTGTTTCCACTTGTGCTTTACCTACAGCCCTTGTTTGTTTCGCAGGTATTCTTACATCTTCCTCAAACCATAATTGAACCCACTTATGACGACAATTTGCCCCCATTTTATATATAAAAATATTTGGTGAAGTCCCTTTTGGACGGGGTATAATCTTTCTATCACCATCTTCTGCGGTGAGTTGTGCGTTTAAGGCTTGTATATCCTCAAATCTAAATACAAGTTGTTTTTTTCCAATCATCTCACGACATATCTGTCTTGATGTAGAAATGAGAGGTGCGGCTGATGTTCCAACTACATAGATATATCTTACCTTCTTTCCAAATCCATCTTGTATTGAAGGTGCGTTGGGGTCAGCAACGATATTGTAAAACTCTTGTCTTGAATACTTACCATTCACCTTATCTTTATAGTCCTCAAGGATTTTAAGGGTCTCCTCTTCGTCTAATTCCTTTACATCGGTAATCATATACCCATCGTTCAATATCTCCTCTAATTCAACCCCTTTTGAAGTATCTATAACTTCACAACTTTCACATAACTCTTCAGTAGCACTTTCGTCCCATAACTTTTTTGTGTCCTCCATACTCTTACAAGGCATGTATAATGTCTCACCTTCGTAGTCGTGGGGGTGTGAGCCTTCACAACCCATCATAGACGCAATACTCTCCGCTTCTTCCTGTGTTCTGTATAGGGGTAATCCGTCAATATCTACAACAGCCTCAAATGCGTCTTCACTTAAGTTTTGTCTCTCCAATAACCTTAACTTTCTTTGAGCCCATTTAATACCCTCCGTTCCAGACCAAGCATCCCACATCAATCCACCGCACCCTTCATCGTAAGGCACATCTTTCCATCTTCTATGTCTTTCAAATGAAGCCATACGAGCAATCGTTTCAATACTAATTTTTTCACGATTACACAACTGATGTGCTCTTTGTTTTCCAACATTAGTTCCACAACTACCCCAACCATTTTCTTCAGCCCATCTAACCGCTCTACAAGCATTATCACTTGCGGCTCTTGGATAATCGTTAAAACTATCTTGGAAGTTTTCACTTGAGAAATACACCCATTCAGTTTCTATTGCGGGATTATTTACTAAAGCCACTTCAAAAACTGAACTATATTCTTCTAAACCATCTTCGTTTAGTTCGTCATCAACTCGTAATTCGTATATTTTCATCTGTCTATAAATATATCACAACTTGGAAAGTTCCTGTAAGCGTTTTTCTATCTGTTGTGCTTCAGTAATATCCTTCTCAAATACATACGCTCGTAGGGGTTCTTGTCGTGTTCTTCTCAATTCTTCTATAATTCTACTATCATCAAAATTATTCTGTATAGTTGAACCCATAAAACTTGAACCATTTAATACAAACCCCCCGTTATTGAACCTTCTAAATTGTTCTTCTTGATTATTAATTCTTTCCAATAATGGTAAGAACCTCTTTGTTGATTTCGCATTAACTACGAACTCCCCATCACTTAATAATGCGGGGATACTATCACTTGTGGAAGTTCCAGGTCCTGAAACAAAACCACCTGTTGCGAACCCTTGTGCTCCCTGTAAATCGTCTATCTGTGATTGAATAACCCCAATCTGTATTCCACCTGCTACTGCTACAATACCCGACTGAATGGCACTAAATGGAAGGGGTAATTTCTGTGCGTTGATAAGGGCTTGTGCCAAGTCAGCGATGGCTTGTATCTTCGTAAATTGTAGTTCCCTTAACCTTGCTCGTCTTTCTATCTCAACGATTTCTTTGTTTGCTTCTTCTGTGATTTCTGTTCTCAATTTTTCTGCTTCTTCAGTATCACCGACTATGTTATTCAAACTCTGTTCTCGTCTTCTTTCAATCCTTTCTATTTCTAATTGTGATTTTTCACCCAACGATAATGTAAGTTGGTTTAAGCCATTCACTATCTCTTGGTAATTACTTAATGTCTCATCTAATAATTCTTGTTGGGTCTTCTTTTCCTGTTCTGCGTTCTCTTCTAATAACTCTTGTCTTTTCTTTAAAAAGAACTCAACAATTCTCGCCTTTTCTTCTTCTGTATCAAATATTACATCAACCCCTTCAAGTCCTAATTTCTCTAAAAGGTCTAATGCTTGTTGAAGGTTTCTTTCATCATTTTCATCGTCAGTAAATAAATCAACAATATTATATTCCTCACCAATTTTATCAAAGTTTTCAATTAACCTACCAATTATAACTGCGATATTATCTTGATTTTCACTTAACTTTATCGTTAAATCTTCAACCTGATTATTTACACCTCTAATAACATCTTCTGCTGATGCGATACTACTAATTGTTTCTATAACACCATCAGCGGTTTCTGTGGCAAGTTTTAACGCTGCTTCTCTTGCTGACGCTTCATCTTCATCTGCCAGTTTTCTAAATCTCGCTTCTTTTAAATAATTCTCTGTAAATAACGATATGAGTTCATCTCTTCTTTCATAAAACTCTTTTGTTCCTTCTTGAAGAGTTAATAAATCAAGTTTTATTCTTTCTATACTTTCTGCTTCCACATCAGGGTCAAATAACCCCCCATCAAACTCTTCTAAATCATTTAATAATACCTCTATACCTTTTATTTCTTTGAATTGAATAGAACCCTCTAATTGTAGTTTAGCAGCAATTCCATCTAACAACGGAATAACTACTTTTTTAAACTCATCTGGAGCCTCTAAACCCAATCTTCTTAATGTTTCAAATGCGGAAGTATATTGAGTTATTAGTGATGCGACCGCTTGTTTTTGTTCTTCTGTAAATTGACTTGATGAACCCAAATATTCTTGTTCCACTTGTGATATTGCGTCTTGGAACTTTTCTGGGTCTCCAAATACAAATGCCTCACTCAATAACTCTCTTGTATCATCATATTTACGACCAAATATATCTATAGCACCAGACGCTTCTTTAACCTCAACAAAGAAACCACTAAATATTTGACTTAACGATTTTTCACTTTCATTTGTAAGTTCAATATATCTGTTCTGTAATTCAATTAACCTCTGTAATTCCTTAACGATTGGGGGTTCAGGTAATTCACCAAACTCCAATACACTTCTATTTAACCTATCCAATTCATCGGCCGCTTGTTCTAATTGTTTTGAAAATCTACTCAATTCATTTTTGGATATTTCACTTCTCAAATCCTTAATTCTCTTATTAACGGCTTCAAGTTTTTTCTCCAACGCTTCCGTATTCCCTTCAGTCCTTTCTATCTGTTCCTGTAGTTCATTAGAGACCCTCTCTATGTTCTTAAGGTTCTCCTGTAGGGTTTCTGCGTTTTGTCCTTGTGCGTCCCTTAATGCCCCCTCATATCTATCCGTAGCGTCAATAAGAATATCAAATAATCTTTTTTGTTCTGCCAAAGATAAGTTAAAATCTCTTAAATCAGCATCACCCCTAATCAAATCTTGTGCTATACTCGTGAAGTCCAAATTTCTTATCTCTTCAGTAGTTTCCTTCAAATCACTTAACTCTTGTTCCAACCTTGACGCTTCATCTATCGCAGTTGATAAATCCAAATTATCCAAGTTGTCTATATACTCACTTGTCGCATCGTTTAGTTCAGTAAGTTCTCTCTTCAACCTCTTTGATTGTAGTTCAAGTGATTTTTGTGCTGCTTCATTATCCTCCAAACTATCTGTGTTGTCTTCACTACTATCACTTAATGCGATGAACGCTGTAACCAGTAATCCTATCGCCGCTACAACCGCTCCTATGGGGTTCGCAGCCATCGTTGTAAATAAGGCTCTTAAAGCAGTATTACCTGCCACAAAAGATGTATTCAAAGCACTCTGTGCCAAGGTTGTAGCAAGAACTCTTGCTTGTAAAACACTCTCTATGACGATACGAGCCTGAAGGGCTAAATTGATTGCTTGAGTTGATTTTTCAACCGCATTATTTACATCTTCATTTTCAATACCAAAACTTCTTAACGCTTCCTGTGCCAACAATATTCCTGATACAACCCCCTCACCAAAAGCGATATATGCTTGTGCTTTTTGTTCCGGCTCCAAGCCTTCAAATTGTTTTTCAAATGTTTTTAACTCACTACGAGCATTATTTAACTCTGTAGTAAGTTTGTTAAACTTTTCCGTTCCTATATCGGTGTTTTTAAGTTCTTCTGTTAATTGTTCTATAGCGGTTTCTAACTCACCAATAGTTTTAACACTTTCCTTAACACCATTAACTTCTAATTCAATTGCTATTGTTCTCGGCATACTAATAAATATTA